CGCGTGGTAAAATCACTTTTCAAATTATGAACAAACAATTGTATTCAACCCCATTCGGTCGCCTTGTCAAAATTAACTTCAAGACGCTAACGAACTTCAAGACAGCGTTACGAATCAGCGACCCAACGGCACGTCTTTACGTCGCACACCCCGAACGAATGAGAATCAAAGACTTCAACAACATTTGCTTACACACAGGTCTTTCAAGAGAAGAGGTATTCAGCACCTTTACACCAACCATTTTAATAAACGAAGAAAATGACTAACGAACAAATAAGACAGCAAATAGTAGATATGATTCCATTCGCACATATGGAACGATTCGAAACACTTTGGACGATGCTAACACCAAAACACGAACGTTTGAGTATGGAACAGATTAAACAGCAGCAGGAACTCGAGAACGAACGTGAGGTGTTCTGGTCAGCACTTGAAGATGTTGTATGCAGCGTTGTAGGTATTCAATCACAAGCACTTTACACACCAACGAGAAAACGCGAGATAGTGACCGCACGACAAATCATTTTCTTTTTAATCCGCCCTTGCTACTTTCAAAGTTTTGAATCAATTGGTAAGCACTACGGAAAGGATCACGCGACGGTTATGCACGGAATTAAACAGGCAACGTGGCAGATTGAGTGCGACAAAGCCTATGCGGCAACCGTTGAACGCATCTGTGGATTGATGAACGAAATGGGTTATGCTAAACCTATTAAATTTTTTACTAAATTTGTCGAGCATATCGAGCATCAAAAGGAACTCGAAGCAAAAAGAAAAGCCAAAATCAAATAAATCTTAAAATCAAAAATCTATGAGCGACTATTGCCGTTATTGCGATTCAGACCAAATTGAAGAACGCATTGAAGAAATCAAAAGAACTAATAGAAAATATCGTGACTGGGACGACAGCGACGTGCAGGAACTATTCGAAGACGAAATCGGTCTTTGCTACGAATGTACGCGAGAGGAAGACGCTGATATGGAAAGGGACGAATACTAAATAAAACAATGATGCTAATACTACAACTTAAAAAGAGAATCGAGATTCTCGAAGCGAAGGCAAACGAACAGGAACAAAAGATAAACGACTTGTTAATTCGCTTATCCGTTCCAACCGCTCAACTTCCAGCAACAACAAAAGAAAAGAAGTCTGCGTTCATTAAACCTACCGTTGTCGAAATCTACGAATACGCTTGTGAGAAGTTAAGCAACGAAGACGCATTGAAGTTTACCGAGAAATTCCACGCGCATTACGAAGCGAACGGTTGGAAGGTGGGAAGGAACGCGATGAAAGATTGGAAGGCTGCCGTTCGTAAATGGGACTTGTCTACCTTTGTAACTACAAACCAACAAACAAAAATCAAAAATGGAAAATTCGATTCAGACGCTGCGCAACGCATCTACAACGACGCTCAGCATTACACAAAGGGTTGATCGTGCAGAACGCGAAAGCGCGTTTGTAGCAGACTACGACTTACCAACGTTCGTTAAGTTATGTTCAAAGGTTTGCGCGATGTACGGCATAGCGTTACCAGAAGCGCAGTTACTTCAAATGCTTCACGAGTTTATAGTGAAACACTTTCGTTGGGTTACGTTTGAACACTTCAACCTCGCTTTCGAAATGAACGCGGCAAATGAACTGTCCAAAAAATGCGAACACTTCGGAGCGTTAAGCGTTTCGTTTATAGGCGACGTATTGACTTGCTACAAACCACACCGCGACAAAGCGAACCTACAAATTCAGAGAGAAATAGCGGAAGCAATAGAGGAAAAATCACAACAAATAAAAGAGAACGAAATGGCGGTAAATGACGATAGTTGGAGAAGAATGTTAGCAGAGGACGTTGATAGCTTCAAACAAAGCAAATACACGACGTTAGAACTACGAGGTGTGTCAATGATGCGGTGGCTTGAAGAAAGTAAGCGTATAACTGCTGAAACGTTCACAGACGACGAATACAACCTTTGTAAAGCGAAGGCAAGAAAGACAGTTTTCAACGAACAACAACTTTCAAAAGGAATGGTTGAACGAATGAGTGACCGCAAAAGAATGTTATTGAAGGAATCAATTCGCTTTGAAGGACTTCGTGAATTGTATAAACTTTATTTGTCGAAGCAATGAATCACGGATCATTGTTTAGCGGAATAGGTGGCTTTGATTTAGCCGCCGAATGGATGGGGTGGCACAATGAATTTCATTGCGAATGGATGCCTTTCCCAAGAAAAGTTTTACATCATTATTGGCCTAATTCTAAAAGTTATGAAGACATTACAAAGACAGACTTCTCTATTCACAGAGGAACAATTGACATCCTCACAGGAGGGTTTCCTTGTCAACCATACTCAAGCGCAGGTAAGCGACTTGGGAAAGAGGACGAGCGACACCTCTGGCCGCATATGCTCAGAGTCATTTCAGAAGTTAAACCAACCTACGTTGTGGGCGAAAACGTTCGTGGACTTACTAATTGGTCAGGAGGGTTGGTCTTCGAAGAAGTGTGTACTGATTTGGAAGCTCAAGGGTACACCGTACAACCGATATTATTGCCAGCTTGTGCCGTCGGCGCGCCACACCGAAGAGATAGAGTTTGGTTTGTTGCCTACTCCAATGGCTCAATGTTTCGAACAGAAAAATACGGAAGCATACGATGCGAGAATGGAGAGAATGAAACTGAAAGGACACAAGGAATTTACGATGCCGTTAGATCAAATGGCAATTCGGGGCCTACTTCCAACTCCGACAGTATTCGACAGCACAAACGCGAGTGCAACAATGAAGAGTTCACAAGTGAAAGAGGGATCAATGCACTCAATGACATTAACGAGAATGATGGACAAGGGAATGTTACCGACACCAACGGTTTCGGATATGAATGCTGGAAGAAGAGGGAATCAACCGAGAGCAAATCACAATCCATTAACAAACAGTCTCAAAGACGCAATGAATTTTGTAGAGCAAACTTCGAAATGTTCCCAACTCAATCCCCGATTTGTGGCGGAGATGATGGGCTTCCCATCGAACTGGACGGAATTACCTTTCCAAAGTGGCGACAAGAATCAATAAAAGGTTATGGAAATGCCATTGTTCCTCAAGTAGCCTATCAGATTTTCAAGGTAATTGCTGAAATGGATGCGAGAGAGAAAGCACAACTAAAACTATTTTGATGCAACCTTATAAACCGACATACCTGCCGCGTCAAGTTGAAGCTTTGAACTTCTTAAATACCGATAGCATCGTTGAGCAATTGTTATACGGTGGCGCGGCAGGGGGTGGCAAGACGAAGTTCGGTTGTATGTGGCAAATACAACGTCGTTTGAAGTATGCAGGGACACGTTCTCTTATTGGACGTAGCAAATTAGACACGCTTAAAAAGACGACGTTAAACACGTTCTTTGAAACGGCTGAGGAGTTTGGTTTAATAGCGAATAAACATTACACCTTCAACGGACAATCGAACGTGATTAAGTTCTTCAACGGAAGCGAAATTGTTTTGAAAGACCTGTTTGCTTATCCTTCAGATGTTAACTTCAATTCACTTGGCTCGCTCGAAATTACAGACTACTTCATTGACGAATGTTCTGAAGTAACAGAAAAGGCGGTGAGCATTGTTCACTCGCGTTGCCGTTTTAAGTTGAACGAATACGGTCTTATTCCGAAAGGTTTCTTGTCCTGCAATCCTGCGAAGGGTTGGCTTTATAACGAGTTCTACATTAAGAACAACAGGAACGAACTACCTTCACACCGCGCTTTCGTTCAAGCGTTACCACAGGACAATCCATTCTTACCTGTCGCTTACATCGAATCGTTGCGAAGACTTCCAGAGTACGACCGAAAACGTCTGCTCGAAGGCAATTGGGAGTTCGACGACGACAGCGACAAGTTGTTTTCAACCGACAACCTGTTGCGTATGTTCCGCAACGAACTCATTGAAGGAAAGAAATATATCACAGCCGACATCGCGCGTTTTGGGAAGGATAGAACGATTATCTGCGTTTGGAACGGTCTAACTATCATTGACATTATTGAACTGAATAGAGCGTCGTTAGATGAGGTCGTAAACAAGATACGTCTCGTAACAAAAGAACATAACATTTTGTTACAGGATGTTGTCGCGGATGAAGACGGAGTTGGTGGTGGAGTGGTTGATTTTCTGAAGTGTCGTGGGTTTGTCAACGGATCAAAACCCAAACAACCGCAATACCAAAATCTCAAAAGCGAATGTTACTACAAATTGGCTCAATATGTTGAGGAAAATAAGCTCACTATTCTTGTGAACGGACGCAAAGAACAAATCGTGAAAGAGTTAGAAATGATTAAACGACACCGCGCAGACGTGGAAGGAAAGTTGCAGGTAACACCGAAGGACGTAATCAAGAACCGCGAAGGTATTTCTCCCGACGTTGCCGACGCTATAATGATGCGAATGTATTTCGAACTCAATCCTTCTTATGGACAGTATGTTGTAGGTTAGCATAAATTAATTACATTAGCCAAAATAAAATAAACAAATGAAAAAAATTAAACAAATAATAAGCATATTTTTGAAGTTATTTGATGTTGCAATTGCAATTACTCTTTATATCTTACTTGGATATTCAGCCATTACAGGAACTGAAATGTCTAAAATTATAGATGTGGATTGGTGGATACTATTGTTTGTACTGTCGTTAACTGCGGAGAATTATTTGCGTGAACCCGAAGAAATAAAAACAGAACAAGAATGAAACAAACACCACTATACGAGTCATTAAAAATGACACAGGAAAGAGAACGCGAAATTGTCAACTCAATGGCGACGTACTTCCAACAAGGCAAAGTTCTTGGCGACATTCTCCTTGAACTTTCACAGCGCAAGGACATGAACGCGAAGGAGAAAGTGTATCTCGCGCTTATGATAGGTTCAATGATGACTAAAAACGAAACAGATGCCAGAGAGCAAAACTAAAAAAGGAATATGTGTTTACTTACACAAAGACCTGTGGAACGAGATAGACGAGAAACGAGGTGAGAATAGTCGCAACACTTTTTTAAGCGAAGCAATTCAGTTCTCAATGAAGTTCTACGTTCCAGAATCTAAAGTAAAATTGAAAGAACAAACGTCGACAAAATAGCGACGGACGACGTTACGACTAAAGCGCGATTTCTGCGCTTTTTTTGTTTGTCTAACTTTTTGTTTTCAGACGTTAGGTTGTTAATTTCACCCTGTAACACATCGGTCTTTTGTTCATAAGCCTCGACCGTTTCTTGTAAGTTGTTTACTTTTTCTCCTTCGATGTTCAATTGTTCCTTCAAGTTGTTAATCACGAGCGAATCAGCGGCAATAACGCTATCACAGGAGTTCACCAAAGTGATAACATCAACGCGATTAATAGTATCTCGAACAATAACAATATCACGATTTCTTTGATAGGTGGTTTTGGCTTTAGATTGAGCGTCTTCATAAGTTCGAAGTTGTTTATAAAGTTCAATTTGTTCTTGAAGTAATCGGTCGTACTCACCAGCGTTGTAGTTAATGATGCTATCTTGCTTTTGTACGTTTTCTTGTACGTTCTTTTTATCCGTACAACCGAACCAATGGTAGCAAACAACCGTCCAAATGGATGTCGTTCCGATAAGCAACAAAGCAATTGCGAGTATATTCTTTCTCATAGTATCTGTCCTTCGTGTATTCTTAAATTCTTAACGCTGAATTGACCATTCACTCCTTTCTCAACGATAGCAAAGCCGTGATTGTATTTTGAATAAGGGTTGTAGTCTGGACTTAATTCACTTAAGCAACCAACGCCCCAACAGGTGATAAACTTTCCGTTAGCATCGCGCTCGTTGTGTTCTGCCGTTTGGTGGTGGTGTCCGCATAACGAAGAAACTTTCGTCTTCAAGAACAACCCACGCGCCACGTTGACCGAAGGTATAAATTGTTTGCCGAACTCGTGTCCGTGAAAGATAGAAAGTTTACCGATATTTAACTTGCTCTTTCCGTCAATCCAAGTGATATTGTGTTTATCGAGATGACACAAAGACGAAAAGTCGAACGCGTCAATGTCGAACAACTCTGGTGCTTTAATTCGCATATAACGCCAATAGCGTTCTTCGTGATTTCCTTCTTTGTAGTAGATGTGCGCTGAAGGAAACTGACCTCGTAACGTATCTACAAACTGACGCATCGCGTAGAGTTCGTCTTTGAATTTTCTTTTACGTGGATCCTTGACGAAGTCTGAAATCATATGACAATCGAGAGCGTCGCCATTTAGAATTACCGCGTCGCATCCTTGACGAATACCTTCATTAATTGCAACGCTCAAAGCGTCGTTGTCTTGGTAAGGAATGTGAATGTCTGACAGGATTAAAAACTTCGTCCCTTTCAATTCAACGTGTTTTCTTTTCTTCGCGTACGACTTTGGTAGTGCGTAAGGATTGGAAGGTCTTTGTTTAGTGTCCATTAATTCTTTTTGTGCGTTTGATGTTCTGCTATTCTTTCCAATCTTACCGCGTACCGTTCGAATGTAAGTTCGCGCGTGTTCTAAAGAATCAAACGCTTCTGGATATTCATTGAATAATTTTGAAGCTAAAGAGTGCGAAGGTGCTTCGGGAAATTTACTACAAATCTCCACCGTTATTTTCCGCGCTTCTGTCTGTGGTCGTCCCATTCTTTGTTTTTGTAAATCGTTCAATTACCGTTCCGCCAAACAAACCGCCTGTCAAAAGTGCGAGTGTGTCGAACATCGCAATGGGACAGATGTAATATGTGAATGTTGCAATGTAACTCAAGACGATTAGGTTAATTGTAACAAATATAGCAACAATTCGTTTCGAACTTACTTTGGTTGAAGACGTGACTAACTCATTCAACCACGTTTTCAACTTGTCCTTCATAAAAACTTCAATATGAACTGAACGATTAAGCCACCAACGACACCAGCAGCCGTTGCAATACCACCCAAACGAGCAACCTGCAATCGTTGGTTCTGAATGTACTTGTCGTGCTTCTGAACCTTGCTCACAAGACCTTCAATTTTCATTTGGTCGTCACCAATTAAGACGTGATAGATGCGGTCAATCTTCTTGTCCATTTCTTGCAGCTGTTCGTGTATCAATTGTATTTCTTTTTCGGTGTTCATCACTTGAAGTAAAGTTGTATTTCTGCTTCGCGTCGGTTAACTAATCCCTTTAACACAACACCACCGCCCTTGTTCCAAAGTCTAAAAGAATCGGCAATTGTAGCGTCGTTAGGGTTCACATTTAATTTTCTTAATACTGACGACTTCTTGAAACCACCCACACCAATGTTGTACGCAAGTGAAACACACGCGCTGAATTGATTCTCGTTGAGTGTTTGCGTTATTAAGGCACGAACAGAAACAGCAAATTTGTCTACAACGTTTTTCGCTAATTGCTCCGCTCTCGCTTGTGTTATTACGTCGCCTTGCTTCACCT